TATTTCTCTGAGTCTTGCTGGTTTACCGCAGCTTCTTATGATCCTTCTCCACTTTTTCCAGTATTCGGCAAAGTGGTTAAAATCATAATAAGCAGTACCGGATAATACGATTTGGTTGTCTAGCTTTTTAACAGAACTTCCAGCAGCTTGTTCTTCTTCCCAAACTATACCTAATTCTTCTGCTTTTTTTCTAGCAGCGAGCATTTTTACATTCTCTACTGGGTTGGAACTAACAGCACCAAAACCAGCAACAACTGTTTCGAAAATTTCTCTAGGGATGGATGCAAATTCGTCACCAATAATATCGTTAGCACGTTGACCACGAATCTTAGTGCCGTCACCTAGAGGTAAGCAGGTGACCCTAGACTTGTTGATACGCATAACACATCTATCAACATCTCGTCTAGGGCCGCTACTTGCATCACACATACTTCTGAGGACCGGAGCATTATTCCAAATTGTCTCCATATACTCAAAAAGAACTTTAGACTGACGAAACGCAGCACCAACAACCACTACTTTTCTGTCTGGTATGAGCAAAGCCCTTAACATCGCATACAAGGATAGCGAAAAGGATTTACCAAAACCACGACTAGCGATCAGCATAGGAAACTTTCGGTTCCACATCTCGCATAAAAATAATGATTGTGAAGGTAATAAGTCAATATTGAATATATGTTTACATATAAATGAAAAATGTTCTGGTCTAGACATTAACCATACTAATCTATGTGGTGCATCACTGCTGTCCCAGTCAATAATATCGAATGGGTTGATTAGTTGTTCGTTTGAAACGTCTGGAATGCCTAGCCACGCCTCATTAATTTGTGTGAGTTTACTCATAGTTTTAAGCAATCTAAATTAGGATACTTCTTGGTTTTTAGTACGCCGTCAGCAAAACCGTAGTAAACGGCTTCTTCTGCTGAAAGATACCAGTCACCGTCCTTAAACTTTCTTTTTAGGTAGTTCTTTACCTTCTCGTGCGTAGGTTCTGTATACTTATCCTTGAAGTAATCTCCTTTCAAGCAAACATCTGCATAAATATCTAGCATATCTTCGCAGATTTTTCTGTCTAACTTGATAGCGTTCTGTACATTGAGGTATTGACCGGATTCTGCTGTAGATCCGTAGTGAACCATAAACCAAGCACTAGGTGTCATTATTCTAGCGTCTGCTGCCTGTAGTATAATCGTAGACATTGACTCGGCTTGACCGTAAACAACTACAGTTACATGAGATCTGCACAATTCGATAGCATCGAAAATAGCCATACCGCAAGACCAATCACCTCCAGAAAGGTTCATGTGAATCAAGATTGGGTCGTGAGATATTGAATCTAACAGCCTAATGTTTTTTATAAATTGAGGCACTATTCTGAAATCTACACCGGCATCATCTTCATCAGAAGAAACAAAGCTATGTAGGTATAGTTCTCTTTTTGAAACATCTAATCCGAAATGATTAATATCGGTTATTGTGTCAATTTTTATACTCATTTCTTCCTCCCGACAGTATAGTGCTCATTAACTCTTTTTAGAATACTGTTAATAATAAGCTTGGCGTTTTTCTTGTTTCCCGCAAACACGACATGTATACCGTCGTAAAGCTGGAACTCTACCAACATCTTAATCATATACTTGTTTGATACCTTCAGCGAATTCCATCTTGATTCTGGAACATCACTTCCTACTGGAAATTTTATGAGATCTTCTAGTGAAAACTCTAGAATTAGGAACTTGAAAGGGAAAACCTTCATTCTCTCAATCTCTCTCAAGAATCTGTATTTATCTTTGCCTAAGTTTCCAGCAAGCTCGGAAACCCTTGCTTTTCTTTCAATGCAGAGTTCGTCTTCTAGACCCAAGAGGCTGTAGTCTCCAGTGTCTAGTTTTTGAATAACCATACCATTGCAAGAGGTGTATCTACCTTCGAATTTTTCGAAAGTATACCCGTCTTGCTCTCTGGTGTCTTTTATTACTGTGTAAGCCGGTGCTTTTTTTGGCATCTTTACCTCCAACGATAAGGCCAGTAGTAGGTATAAGGTTGACAGGATCTATACTGCCAATAACCAAAAGTTCCGCCAATAATAACATTTCTCTGTGGTGTAACAACAGCTCCCGGAGAATAACTCCATACGCCAGTGCCACGATAAACCGTAACGGGAGGATAATAAGTTATCGTACCTGAATAGTCGTGATAGTGAGCAGCTGAATGTGGGTGCTGATGCCATATGCCGTTGTGTTGATGAGAATGGTAGTATTGAGCTGTAGCTTTTGATGATAAAGCAACACCTACTACAAGAAAAGTTAAAATAAGTAAAAAGTTTTTCATTTTTTGTCCCTCACTATTTTCATAAAAATTGATTGAAATAAATGTTCTTGACCCGTAACTTCTTTGTGACATCTTCTGCATAAAGTTATACCGTTATCCACTTCGTACCTAAGTGCCGAAGCAGATGACCATTTTTGAATATGGTGAGCCTGTAACCCCTTCCTTTTAGCTTTACATCCGGGCATCTGGCAACAAAAATTGTCGCGTTTGTATACCCTGATCCTCCAGTCCTTATAAACAGGACATTCATAGTTTCGTTTCATCTTTACAGAAAACCTTTCTTATACGGATATCGTTGATAATGTCCTTGATGAAAAGGGCAGTCTCTGTTGATTCGTCTTGTTTTAGTAATGTTTCTGAGAATTTACAGTAAGCCAGATAACAAGCGTCGTCTGGATTGTCTGCGTCGATAAAGATGATTGGATAAGTGTAATTGAAAAGACCTAAATTAAATCTCTTTAGTCTAGGTAAAACCAATGACATGTCAAATTCTATAACATATATTTTCATGGTTGTAAGTCATGTTCGACCATCATTTCTACAAGTTCATTGAAACTAGTCTCGGGTTTCCATCCCAGTTTCTCCTTAGCTTTTTCGTTACAGCCACGCAGATAGTCAACCTCTGCTGGCCTGTAAAACTTTGGATCTTGTACTACATAGTCGCTCCAGTTAGTAATGTCAACGTGATTAAATGCTACGTCTAGGAATTCCTTAATCGTATGTGTTTCGCCAGTGCAGACGACGTAATCATCAGGAGTTTCCTGCTGCAACATCATCCACATGCCTTGCACATAATCTCCAGCGTACCCCCAATCTCTAAATGCTTCTAAGTTGCCTAGACGTAGCTTAGGGAAAGATCCTAAATGTTCTTTTGTGCTTGCACACTCGAAAACAATCCTGTCCTCTTCGAATTTTGTTTCGATAACCTTTAATGTATATTCTTTTCTTACTGACTTTTTGTATTTGATGAAATCACCAACCCATTTTGTTATCTTCCGGGTAACGAAAGTCTCGCCTCGTCGCGGTCCTTCGTGGTTAAATAAGATTCCGGCTGATGCGTGAATGCCATAACCTTCTCTGTATAGTCTAACCATGTAATGTGCCGCACATTTAGCGATAGCGTATGGTGATTGTGGGAGGAATTTTGTTTCTTCGTTTTGGTATTTTTCAGATTCTGTTTCGTCGTAATTTTTTCCAAACATTTCTGATGAGCTTGCTTGGTAGAATTTAACATGTGTAAGCCCAAGATCGACCAAGCTTTGAAGTATATTCAAGCATCCTTTTCCTGTTACATCCCAAGTAAATCCGGGCTGTTTGAATGAAACACCTACATGGCTTTGGGCGGCCAAATTATAAACTTCGTTTACATCGTCGTGTTCCTTGAACAACGTGATGATATTGCTAACATCTGTAATATCTCCGAGGGCCAACAGAAAATTGGGGTTGCTCATGACGTGGATTATGCGTTCAGTTGAGTCTACACTGGAACGTCTAGCAACTCCAATAACCTTATAACCCTTGTCAAGCAGTAGATCCGCTAGATGCGAACCGTCTTGACCTGTTACTCCAAAAATAATTGCTTTTTTCATATTTGTTTCCTTTTGTTTGATTATTCCTCATTATCCTTGACCGTTTCTGGTGTCAAGAATGGTTGATCTACTTCTCCGTCTTGGTACTTATGCCACTGAGACAGTCTGATTTTTTCAGCTTCCATAGCCATCTTCATTTTTTCAAGATCGTATCCGTACTGAGTTGTTACCTCTGGATTCGCCGCTAAATAAGAGATCCATCCAGTGAAACTTGTTTTTCTGTCTTCGAATCTTTTTACTCGTTGCTCACGTGTCGCCTTCATGTCTTTGAGCATCTTGTTTTTCTTGTCTTGAAGATCACGATAGTCTCTGTTGAGAGATTCCTGTGCGGCCCTCAGAGACGCCACCTGACGCTCCATATTGAATATCTCCTCCCCACGCTGCTGATCTGGGTCAACGGCCCTCTCCTCGGCTATCAGAGCCTCTAAAGCGGTAATCTGCTCCACGTTCGCCTTGTTCGACTTGAGACTGCGGTTCATGAGCAGCTCTAGCTTGATAAGGTCCACAACTTGTATCTCTTCTGTCGCGATAACATCGTCGCCAAACTGTGCGATGATCTTGGTCCAGTGGTACTCAAAAAGTTTCAGTTCGTGCGTCGTGAATTGATCTTTAAGCTCTTCGTAGTAAGGTCTGCCCTTTAGGTCATACTTTGCTTTTTCTTCTGCAATGTTTCCGCCCAACCAAGCTGGCTCTGGAAAGTCGCCCTTTGCAACCTTTTTCTTTATAAACTCCAAAAGTGACTTGGGGTCTCTGGAAAGCTCGTTTGCCACGATATTGTGGTCTTTCTCGATGTTCTCAAGAATGTAGCTTTCTTCTCTCTTTGAGATTCTTCCCTTTTTCATTGCACTTTAACACTCCAGTTTTAATTTTTTAATAGAAAGGTGAAAATTATATATCTTGTTCTATATCTTCAGGGTATTCATAATAACCAAACTCATATAATATATGTATAATGGTATCTATTATTTCTTCTCTTCTTTGTTTTGTGATATATAGATCGTTCAACATTTTAAGATAGTCCATTCTCATGCTGGCCGGCAAGTGTTGATCAATAATGATCTGCATGTCGCGGTCTTCGATCTGTTCGTAGCTTATAGCGTATTTTCTAAGATCATCAACTATATTGTCCTCGTAGTCTAGCTGTGCGGGTTGTACCACTCGCTGTCGCTCGGGATTATCGTCTCCGACGAAATGATTGTCTCGTATGAAGTTTTTGAGTCGATTGCTTAGGTTGACACTCAGGAAGTTTTCGAGGGGCCGTTTTTCATCGTAACGGTTGAGTGCCTCCATACATATAATAAAACTTTCTTGTTTGATATCATCTACAGCATATCCGTAGAATGTGTATTTGGGGGCTATTCTATCAACAACAATGTTGATTTGGTCAATAACCTGCTGCTCTGTCATTCCTTTTGGTATTTTCATTACTCTGTTCCTATTTCTAGCCACACAGATCCATCGTAATACTCTAGTCTTGCCGAGTTTTTGTTGAATATAATGTCGCCGATCTTCGATTTCTTCGGTCTGTTGCTCGGTTTTACGTTTATTCCGTGGGTGAATGGCACTGGCTTATCTAAACTATTAATATAAGAGTGTAATTCTTTAGGGGTTCCCGTTTGTAATTCACCGTTTTCATCACAATATATATGTTGGTTTGGTTCTAATTTTATAACACAATTGCTAGAGATGATAACATCACCGACATAAGAGCGGCAAATCTGGATAGTGGGCACATACTCACCCACAGTTATGTAGCCATCTTCACAGAAGTCGTGGAATTCTTCCGATTCAACACTTGTTTCGCCGTTTATGGTGTTAATCCAGCCAATAAGTCTCGTGCGAATCAGACGACCGTTCTTGAGATACCCAATACCACGCTCTTCGCAACACTGCATTGGGTATCGAGAGTCATTGTGACAAGAAATTTTATAAAAGAAAAATTCAGAGTCTTCCAATAAAGCCTCTAGGGGGTTTTCTCCGTATAAAAATCTATCCGGGTGTTTCGTATTTTGAAGGGCGGCGTTTTCTAGTATAATTTCATCGCCTACCTGCTTTGCCGCACTAAGGCACGGCTCCAGTATCTTTATCTTCATCTTCGTTTTCTCCGTCTTCTTGTTTTTCAAGAAGTTCCGCAATTGATCCGTCTGTTTCCTGTAAATCCTTTTCAACTTGCTCCTGCAACTCGGCAGTGGCTTTCATTTGTAGCTTTGTCTCTACGCCTTTCGCACGACAGCAGTTTGGTTTGTTGCATGGCATCTTCAGCCTCCATTTGTTGAATAAATTACTCTACATAGTATTATACACGCGAAACTGGTTTTTTTCAAACAAATTATGCGAGATTTGTAGAAATTGTTTGTATTTTTCGTATTTCGAGACTATAATAATATATGAGGCATGGTCGCACAGGTCTCATAGTCAGAAGAATATTTTGTATAAGTTGTAAATTTGGACTGTGGTCAACTCAAGTCCGTTCTGGCGGAAAGTCACAGAGAGTGAACAAGCACTCCGGGGCTAGGCAAAAAAATATTAGTCAGGCAATGTCCCACCATGACAACCTGCACCCTATGTAGATTAGTAAAAGAAGAATAGATAGCATTTGAAGACCTAGTTGCTTTCCAACGCGACCATATATCTACATAGGTATAAATGGTCTTGGTGTAGACATACAGAAATAGGAGGAATATGGAATGGACAAAGAAACGCTAGATGCCATAAAAAACTATGTCGAAGTGAACGAGTATGGTCACTTGATAACAAAAGCTAATTTAACTTGGGATATTAAAGATGGTATTTGTGGTGGAGTTGCTAACCTTAGCTCCAGCAGAACCGTAATAGGAGAAAGAAGAGGGTTTAAAACAAAGTACGGATGGAGGTTCAGTTTCACAGATAGTGATCGCGGCATAAAGGTTCAAATTCCAGCCAGAGAGTTCGTGTGGCTTTATCACGGCAACGTTATTCCCGAGGGTATGAAAGTTAAGCCTATCAACGGTGACGTGTTAGACGACCGTATAGAGAACCTGCACTTAGTGAAATGCTCGAACGGTAGACCCAAGGGAGTAAAGGAGGTCAATAAAAGAGCAACTAAAAACTCAACGAGCATCAAAGAAGACAAGTTAATAGTAAAATACAGAAAATCTTACATGACCACCAAAGAAATTATGGATAAAACGGGTTGCAGCAAGGCTCAAGTTCTCGGGGTTATAAAAAGATACAGAAAGAAAGGGGAAATCAAGCCATTCTTCGATACCCAGCTTCTGAAACCCTACGAACCGGAAAAGCATCTTATGGGTGTTTACGCTATCGTTTCATACTCCTTAGACGGAAGCGGACGACAAATAGCGTATATAGGATCTAGCAGATCTTTGAAAAAAAGAATATCAACTCATAAATCACATCTCTCCAAAAACAAACACCGCAACAAGCAGATGCAAGAAGACTATAATAAAGAAAATGTATTGTTTAAGTATTACGTGATTGAGCATGGAGAGTATGATCATGGAGATCTTTTAAAATTAGAAAGCGATATTCTGAATAAATACGAGCCATGCAGTTTGTATAATACTTGGTCGGCTCCTGATTTCGATGATATCAAGCCTTTTCTCGACTTGGCCGTAGAAAGACACCTTAGCGACGACAGTAACTACACCGTTACTGAATGCGGCTGTTGGCAGTGGAAAAAATCTCACCCCACCGGCTACGGCAAGTGTTTTCAGGTAAGTATAGATCGAAAAAAGAAATATCTCACACCGCACAGGCTTAGTTACTACAAGGCTACTGGGGAATATCCAGAATTAATCCGACACAAGTGTGACAACAGGCTGTGCGTTAATCCTGATCATCTAGAGTCGGGAAGTCATCAGCAAAACGGGATGGACAAATCAAAACAATTCCGCAAAGATTTTGAATACTGGTGGCTTCGATACGAGGGCGACATTGCCAAACTTACAGAGCATTTTGGTTTCAAAAAGAATCAAAAAGTTGGTTCATCTCAAATCTATTATTGGGAAAGGAATATCGGCCTCCGGGATAAATACAAAGATTTGTTTGAGTCTATAAGAACCAGAAGAAAAAACGGAAACAAGTAGATTCTGCTACTAATACATACTTATTTATTTGGTTTGGGTAATACAAACCCTTTGGCGATCCCGTGGTTTAAGACAAGCACCATAGGATTTTAGGCAAGGTAGGGGACTTAGGCAGTCGGTAATAGATCACCACCCGCCTGTTTATTTAGCAGCATTGCACAAACAGTAGGCAATCGACGTAAGTAGTTGCAGCATATACACTTACGTATACCCGAGCGGCCCCGCCGCGACGTAAGTCCTTACCACCAAAGGACTTATAACTATTCTGAAAAACTTTTACTAATTTCAGAGAATTCCTGCGGGCAAACCAGAGTTTTCGCAGTTATGTATATATGGGGAGGGATAAACCTCTCAAGAAAAACTTTCAATAAAATTTCAAAATAACCTTAAACCCTCTTGACAAATCTGCCGATATAAGTATAATAGAAGCATGACAAACAACAATCAACTAAAAGGAAATACAATGAACTTTGATCTTAACAACTACGGACGTTCCAACATGACTGTAACCGAAATCGTTTCCACCATGATTAAGAATGGTGAGCAAGAATCTGATTCAACCAAATACACCAACAACTTCGAAGAATGGTGCCAAGTTATCAGCCTATTCCAGAAAATCAACGGTGTTTGCAAGTTGCAAGCAGAGGTAGAATTATTACAAAAATAATTCAAGTTTACCCTTGACAATTGCCGATAACTAGTTATAATAAGAACATAAGACAGCCCGCAAGGGACGAAAGTTTGGGGTCTGAAAAAGACCCTCACACCCCTAAAAAGAAAACAAAATGCAAGACACAATCAAACACATCCCCATTAAAGTTATCGTCACAGTAGACGGCGAACGGTTCGGCAAACACATTGGCGTTAGCCCTTGGCTTGGCCATCAGCAAATTGATGACTTTGTAACCGATTGGGTAGCTGATGAATGGGCCGACTATGCTGCGGCACGAATCACCAAAGTAGAATGGATTTATATTTAAGGAATTATTATGTTCGATCAAGTACAATGCATTGAAGATTGCGGTAACGGCTACGGCTGGAGTATCATTGATCTTGGCTACACGTTTGAATTGGCTGTGCTGAAAGATAGCTATATCTGCTATAGCACTGACATCACCAGCGACGTGGTGCGTGGTAGTTGGGATGATATGATGGCTCTGACTGAGCGTATCAGATCGCTCTAAACCCTTTGCCCATAAGGGGTTACGTCCCGGCGGCGGGGCCGGCGTCATCGTAAGTCCTTTGATATCAATGGGTTACGTCATATATCTGTACTACCCTATCCAAACGCCTATACGCCCACATAAATATTTAAGAAAAAAGTATAATTTTATCCTAATGTCTATTGACAATATTGCCGATATGTATATAATAAGGGCATGACACAATCAATCACTTTGAAAGGTTTTACTATGAATTCTTTTGACAACATCCAATGCGACGATTTCCTAAACTCTGATGACTTCTTGGCGTGGGCGGCTGATCTTGATCGCCACGTGTCCGATGAGGAGGAGGCCAACCGCGAATTGGCCGAATCCGCCTACGAATGGTCTGAGGAGGCCATCGCGTGGGAGGAGGGTTTCCATCCCGACAACCTTTACGGTGACGACGATCTTGACCCCATCCACGAGGATGAATTCTTCTTCTCGACGGGCGGGCAATGCTGGGACGAATAATCGTCGCAAGTCCTTTGGTGACAAGGGTTTACGTCGCTGCGGGGCGGCTCGGCGTGTCGTAAGTCCTTTACTGGTAACGACTTACAACTATTTTATTTATTTTGGAAAACTTTGGTCAAATTCTGATTTTATCTGCGGGCAAACCGGATTTTTTGCAGTTATGTATATAGAGGACAAGTCAAGTTTAGTTTTTTTTGGAGTTTGAATTATGCAATCTGGAATGGATAGCAGTTGGGTTTCCCCTCACCAAGTTAACCGCGTTCCCAAATCGGTTCGCAACAAGTTGCGAGAATGGGAAACCATTGTAACCAAGTATCACGCCGAGATGCGAGAGCTATTGGCTGCCGAATATGGTGACCGATACACGGGTTGGAATGTTTACACTAACGAAGAACGTGCAAGCGTTGGTAGCACTTGGGACTATGTTAACGGTCGCAAGCAGTACGTGAAAGCGACTGAAAAAGTTGAAAATCTTGAAGAAAATCCCGGCATTTAACTTGACATTGACAATTTATAAGGTATAATTTAAGTATGAATAACAAACAACAAAAAACCGAGTGGCGTGGACTAGAAGTTGAACTACAGGCGTTGGAGAATGCGGTCGCGGAATGCGTCGAGATCCCGAACGAATGGTTACCAAAGGAGTATCAACATGGGATTGACGGCTGTCGCACTATTAGTGATCTTAATACTATTCTTGAACGGAGATCTGGATTAAGCGATCACAAGATCAAAAAACAAGTAAAGCAAGAAAATGTAAAAATTTACCGAAAGTCTCTTGAAGATATTGCCGAATTAGATTATACTGTTGCAAAGGTTGATCAACAGCAGTTGTATCGCAATCAACAATCGTTTATCGAAGCGATGATTCAATCAGGTCAAGTTGTATTAGAGGATGAATAAAATGGATCAGAAAATGTACATATCATTAGTTCGCGGTTTTGATTGGTGTGTTGTCGCTCAAGAGTGGCAAGGATATAGCATGGCCAAATATATTTTGCCTGACCACTTTCAAGATATGGCGAAGTGGAACGAGCAAGGAAGCGGATGGCAGGACCGATGGTATCAAGAAGTGACACAGCACATCGGTGAGGAATTTGATTATAAGTGGGTTCCGGTTGGCGATCCCAAACTACTGACCAAAGAAGAATTAGAGGAAATGAAGAATGTTTGACGCATACGACGATATTTATCTTGAC